CATAAAGAAAAAACTCAAAATAGTGGAGAAAGAGTCAAGATGGATGAGGTTTGGGTAAGAGAGGAAAATAGACCTTATCCAAAATTAAGGGAGTCTGTTTTACAATCTGCTAAGTTATACGGAGAGGATTATGAATTCTTTAGCTGTATACGCCATACCGATTTTCGTATTAATAAGTATGGTGCTGGCGGCTTCATGTCCTTACATATCGACAATATACACCACTCTCATGGTCAATCATATGGTTATCCCCAATCTTCAGTCCTATTGTTTTTGAATGATGATTATGAAGGCGGTGAGATAATAGTTGCTGGAAATACATATAAGCCAGCAAAAGGTTCGGCTCTGGTATTTCCTTCTAATTTTATGTTTCCTCATGAGGTCAAGACTGTTACAGATGGTGAGAGATGGAGTGTTGTATCATGGTTAATGTAAATAAACATGAAATATTTCCAACGGTAATATATCAGTTCAACTGTGGTTTTGATGATCTTAACCAATTAGATATTACACAAATGAATACATTCATATTATCTAATGAAAAGGAAGATATTGTGAATCAGTCAAAAGACGGTTTGCATCTTCTCTCTACGTTTCAAAATTTAAAAAATATTATTCTAGAACAAAATAAAAAGTATTTGAGTGATTTACAATATGAGTTCGATAAAATAGAAATTACAAGTATGTGGTCAAACCATCTAAAGCCAGGACAATCACACCCACCACATACACACTCTAACAATCTACTATCTGGTGTATTTTATTTATATACTGAGTCTCCAGCATCTCCAATACAATTCTTTGATCCTAGAGTTCAATCAAGTATTTTATCTCCAAGAAATAAACCAAACAAATATAATTCAAGCATGATACAGTTTCTCTGTTTGCCATGCACAGGATATATTTTCCCCGCTTGGTTACAACATTGGGTTCCTCCAACTCCTATAGATAGAATTAGCATATCTTGGAATATTATTGTAAGAGGTGAATATGGGGAAGTTGGAACTTTCCAAAATGCTAATATCTAAAAAGAATGAGGTTAATCTAAGACTTACTGATGTTGAGCCATCCGTGGCGGCTGAACTCAACGACTTCTTCACCTTTGAAGTTCCTGGCTTCAAATATATGCCTGCTTATAGAAATAAAATATGGGATGGAAAGATTAGATTGTATAACATTGTCACAGGTGAAATATATGTCGGACTTCTTCCCTATATAGAGGAGTATCTTAGTAATAGTGGTGAACATTATGAACTGGCAGAGGGAATAAAAAGTGAAAGAGATATTGCCTCAAGTGTGGTGCAAGGGTTTGTGCGAGGACTTAGACCCACTCTTAATGGACAAAGAATTAAAGTACGAGATTATCAAATTGATGCCATTGCCCATGCTATTGCCACAAATCGGGCTTTGCTTATTTCTCCTACTGCTTCGGGCAAATCACTAATAATATATTGTCTTGTTCGATACTATCAGATGATGGAACTTAAGACTTTGATACTAGTTCCGACAACATCACTTGTCGAACAGATGTATAAAGATTTTGAAGATTATGGTTGGAGTTCTGGAACATATTGTCAGAAAATATATCAGGGCCATGATAGGAAAGTTACGAAGGATGTTGTCATATCAACGTGGCAATCCATTCACAGGATGCCCAGACAATATTTTAGACAGTTTGGTGCGGTGTTTGGAGATGAAGCACACTTGTTCAAAGCGAAATCTCTTACTGGTATTTTGACAAAACTTGACACTTGTAAATATCGTTTTGGTTTGACAGGTACATTAGATGGAACACAAACACACAGACTAGTATTAGAGGGTTTATTTGGTAAAGCAAAATATGTTGTTACAACTAAAGAGTTAATAGATGATAAGACATTAGCTAATTTAAAAATTGATTGTATAATTTTAAAATATCCTGATGAGGATAGGCAAATAGTAAAGGACTTTGAATATGCCGCAGAACTCGAATACATCGTTACTAAGGTTGAAAGGAATAATTTTTTATGTGACCTTGTGGGTTATCTTAATGGCAACACTCTCGTCCTTTTCCAATTTGTAGAAAAACATGGTGAACCGTTATACGATACCATAAAAGATAAATATAAAGAAAGAAAAGTATTCTTTGTTTATGGGGGAGTTGATACAGATACCAGAGAACAGATAAGGGAGATAGTAGAAAATGAAGAAAATTCAATCATCGTTGCAAGCTACGGTACTTTCAGCACTGGTATTAACATTCGGAATATTAATAACATCGTGTTCGCAAGCCCCTCAAAAAGCAAAATCAGAGTGCTTCAGTCCCTTGGGCGTGGTTTGCGGCGTGGAGACAAGAGCAAAAGTCTCAAAGTCTTTGACATCTCCGATGATCTCACCGTTAATTCTAAAATCAATTTTACCTTAAGACATTTTAAAGAACGCATAAATATATATGATGAACAGAAATTTGATTATGAAATTAGAAGGATAAACTTAAAATGAACCTAGATTCTTACAAAGTTTTGAAATTGTCTAACGGTGAAATGATTGTGTGTGAAGTAAACTCTTATAATGATGGGATGTATGACATAATGAACCCACTTAGAATGGATGTTGTCCCAGTGGTCAAACGAGAAGGTGGAATGCATGAAACTCTAAATCTGTCGCCGTGGATGCAGCATTTTACAGATCAAAAATATTTTAATATTGATGAAAATCAGTGCATCCTCATAGCTGATGCCTCCGTAGGATTGTCAAAGTATTATGAATATGTGATGCTTAGAATTGATGAGGAATGGGATAATGGCAATAATTTAATATCGGAGGATGAAGAAGAATCAGATGAAGACATATATGATGAGCTTCTGAAAGAAATCAAAACAGATTCTAAACTTATTCATTGAACCACCCACATACTTAATGTACACATTTTTTTCGCATGAGTCAAGTCTCCTTATTCAAAAATCTAAGGGACTTGACTTTTATCATTGTGAGTATTATTATAGGATATATTATTTGGAGATTTAAATGGCAAAGAAAAAAAGTATTCACTATGTTGATAACAAAAAATTTTTACAAGCTATGATTGAGTGGCGTGAGAGTTGGCCAGATGAGGAGAATATTCCACCTGTAACCAATTATATCGGTGAGTGTTTTTTAAAAATTGCTACACACCTATCCTATAAACCAAACTTCATCAATTATACATACAGGGAAGATATGATCTCTGATGGGATTGAAAACTGTTTGCAATATGTCAAAAACTTTAATCCAGAGAAATCAAAAAATCCTTTTGCATATTTCACGCAAATAATCTATTATGCTTTTCTTCGGCGCATAGCGAAAGAAAAGAAACAAAGTCATGTAAAAAATAAGATGATAGAGCGTGACGCATACGATTCTTTTATCACAATGGAAGGAGATGACTCCTATTACTATGTTGAGGGCATCGACACTAAATTATTTTTACCAGAGGATGATGTTTATAAGCCAAAGAAAAAAGAATCTGCGAAGAAAAAAGGATTAGAGGTTTTTATGGAAGATGGTGATGGGAAATCCGTATCCTAATTTAACGAATAGTTTTGTTAGCTTTTTCATAAATAGTTTTAGAGATTTAAAAGATAAAACTCTTTTAGAGATTGGTAGCGGAGAGTCAACTGTTTACTGGTCTAACTATTTTGGTCAAGTGTGTAGCTATGAGGATGATCCACAATGGGCATCTACTATCAATGTGCCAGACAATGTAGATTTAGTTTTGTATAATCCTTCAACAATATTTGAAGATGATTTTTTTAAGCACAGGATTAAAACTAGTGATTTCATTATTATAGATAATAATCCAAAAGTTTTACCAAGAGAAAGGTTCTGTGAATTTATTGAGAAACACCAGAGTGATAGTAGTCAGGTTATACTAGATAACTGCACATGGAACTTAGACGCATATAATTTTATGCTGGGTAGATATTTCTGTATGGACTTTCCTGGCCAAAATAAAAGTGGCGAAACAACAGTTACCTCTTTATTCTTTGCGAAAAAAACAAGTAAATATTTTAGTCCAGAACAAATAGAAGCATGGGAGAAAACCTCTTGAAGATTGCATTAATAACTGATACTCATTTTGGGGCAAGAAACGACAACGCAAATTTTAATGAATACTTTTACAAGTTCTATGAGGGTGTATTTTTTCCATACTTGCATCAACATAATATAAAGACCTGTATTCACTTAGGTGATGTTATGGACCGTAGAAAATTTGTTTCGTATAGGATTGCGAAAGACTTTCGTGAAAGATTTATCTTGCCCTTCAATCAGTTGGATATCAACCTACACATGCTCGTCGGAAATCATGACACTTTTTATAAGAACACCAATGATGTAAATTCTTTACAGGAACTCGTTGATGGCAAGTTTTCTAATATTAAAGTATACTCGGAAGCACAAGAGGTGGATTTCGACGGCTGCAAAATTCTTTTCATGCCGTGGATAAACAATCAGAACTATATTCATTCTATGGGCATGATTGATGAAACGACTGCTCAAATCTGCATGGGACACTTAGAGTTGAATGGCTTTGAGATGCAGAAAGGTATGGTAATGGATCACGGTTGGGACAAAGAAGAGTTTAAAAAGTTTGATATTGTCATGAGTGGCCACTATCATCACAAATCAGACGATGGTCAGGTATATTATCTTGGCACACCGTATG